TTGTTAAAGACGATATAATAAATTCGAATGATATAATTCAACACCAATTTAGTGCGACTGATTTCAAAACTGAAAAAATAGAACAACCTTTAATATTTGACCTTACATTACCATTTACTGAACATATTGGACAAACTTATTTAGTTTATGCTGGCGAAGATATTGAAAAATATGATATTGTTGAAATTTTTTATGTTGACGGCATTTTATCAGTAAGACCAGTTTCTGCAAGTAATAATAATTTTTATGGTGTCGCAATTCATTCTGCTGTTAAAAATAGTAAAGTAAGTGTATTAACAAGTGGAATTTGTAGAGTTAAATTATATAATAATATAAAATTGCCTGTAATGAAATTTTTTAATGGTAAATTCAATATTATACGTGACCAAAAAAATAATGTAATTTTTCAAGAAATGCCAATTAATATCAATAATGGAGACCTTCTTATACCAATGGGAAGTAATGATGATTTAATATGTGGACCTAAATCAATATGCACACAGTTTAATAATATAGAAAGCACTTACATGATTCCATTTAAAAACATTATTTTTAATAATATTAATTCTAATTATAGTTTATCTATAAATACTAAAGTTTCGATTGGATTAAGATTTGCGTATGTTTTAGACCCTGAAATTAAAGAGAATACCATATTAGTAAGAATATAATAATAAATTTTTTCTATTTATTTTAATAGTGTAATTTAATATTATTTTCTCGTGTGTATTTCATTATAAATATATATTGAATACATATAAATAATAAATAAATAATGAATTATTCCCCTATTTTAATGAAATCACTTCCTACAAAAATAAAACCAATAGACCATAATTTTGTTTATAAACGTGTTTTTGAACTATTAGATGTAAATACGCTTCAAACACAATTCTATGAAAATATATATCTATGTTTTTTTTCGCAAACTGGATTTCCTTTTGAAACAATTTACGATAAATCAGATAATAAAAAATATGAAGAATTAAAGAATGGAGATGTAATTGTTTTGGAAGAAATAATTAATTATAGTAGGTTATATCAACATGTTTCTAAAGACATAAGCCAATTTGAGTGTATATTTATTGAACAATATCTTGATAGAAATTCTGACCCAAATGTATTGGATATTTGGAAAAATAAAATACCAGAATTTCTTGAATATAAAACTATGGATAAATCACAAATGACTATTTATTCTATTTCAGAACTTCAAAATAAACAAGAATTACTTTTAAATGAATTTACCAATTTTATTGTAAAACATAAAAGTAAATATATACAGTATATTTTTCAAGACTTACGAACTAAATTTCCCGAAAAATACGAAGCAATAAATACACATTGTGATAATATTGAAAAACTACATGAACTGCTTTTTGAACAATTTTTTAATACATTATTCAAACAAAACGAGCAATAAACAATCATATAATCAACAAAATTTTACAAATAAGCTTTGTATTATTCCACCAAATAAACTTATAAACAAAATTAGTGGTATATATATTGAATTTAGTTTTTTGTTATAAACCATTATACATATGGGCAATAATATTATAGCGTTTATAAGTTGAAAAGTCTTACTCCACCATGTTCTAAAGTATACTTCTGGTTGGTTAATAAAAGAACTTGTTAGATTAAATATAGACAATAATGAAGCAATCCCCACTATAATTGGAATTAAATAATGTTCTCTATAGAAATATACAGCTGAATATAAGGCGTATCTTACCCATATACATACAAAGTAATAAAGTGCTTTACGAATATTTACATAATTTGGGGAGCTTGTATCAAAAAAATTACCTAACATTTTATCAAAATTAGGATCACTATTAGGACATGGCATTTTATAATTAGTAATCTTATATATTATACAATTTATTTAAAAATATAATAACCCTAACACTGTAGCATATATTTTGGTATTAACATATACAAAATAATAAAATATATGTATTTATACAATCAACTAATAGATAAAAATAACATGTGCAATAAAGCAAGACATAAATCATTTAGGTATTATTTGGTCTACGAAGTATACACCGACCTATTATAAATACACCAAAAACACATATTATAATTAAGATTACTACTATTTCTATTTTCATATATAATATTTAATATCTTATATTTATTTTTGGTGAATTTTAAAAATATAAATATATGAAATGATAATATATGCTATGATAATCAATATTTCAATGATAATCAATAATTATGAATGGATTTGTAATAATCAAATAGCTATGGATATTGTTAAATTGCTTGGTTTTCAAGATACATTACATAATGCATTTAATGAAATTCGTAAATTAGCTAAGCTCCAACAAAATATAAACGACACTTTAATAAGTAGAGATATCACAATGGAATATATCTCTGCTAATAAAAAAGGTATTTTGATTGAATATAAAGGAATATTTGATTTTTTTTATGAGTTAAATAAGATACAGAAAAATAAAAATACTTATCTTCCAAACTTATATGGATTATTATTAATTTCAGATATCCGATAGGTTATTTACATAAAATGGTTGGACATTTTGTTTAATATATGTAGTTTCGTTTTCAAAATCCCATTCATAATCGACCACAATTTGTTTTTTTTTATAACAACATAATTTATCTAAAATAAGTTCTAATGTAAGACCTGAATTAGAAAACCAAAAAGTTGGATAAGTCATATTTCAAAAGTTATTAAAAGTTGTATACTATTTATATATATATTTTTGTATATATTTATAAATGTTTTTTGTTCGTATTTATTATATATAATGAATATTTTTATTATTATAGTAGTGACGTATATATTAGTATTGCTGTTAAATAATAAAAGATACTATTTTTGGTATCCAACAATAAATACATATTTATTAGGCTATGGTATACCTTATCCTGAGAATACAATAGAGATACCAATTATATTACGCGATTACATCTTTAAAAAAACACAACAAGATATCGATTTTTTCCATTTCACTGATTTAAGTGTTATACCCGCTTTTCAAACAATAATATCGGACAATAAATTTAGTAAAAAAAATATACAAAAATTATTATTTTCAAATAAAATTTCAAAACAAATTTGTATATATAAAAGCATTTATAATAGGGCTAGACCCCATCAAGTTGTACCAAAATTAATAAATATAGAAAATGGAACATTATTACAATCACAAACAGCATTATCACCTGCTTATCCATCTGGACATGCTTTTCAATCCTATTATTTAGCTAAGATTTTATCAATAAAATTTCCAGAAAAAAAAGAAGAACTAATTCAAATGGCTAGACGAATATCGGATATAAGAATTATAGCAGGTTTACATTTTCCAAGTGATAGAGATTTTGCCTGGTTATTAGTCGATAGGATGTTTAAATATTGATACTACTTATTTTGTTTGATACCATAAAACTTAAATATTAAACTTAAATATTAAAATCAATTTAAATGTATGTAAAAATTTGATTTGTTTAACCTAAATTTTAAAAAACAATTATAATAATCCATATGACTATTGACGAAAAATATCTAAATATTAATAACTATTTATATACTTGTTTTTTAACATTTGCCCTATTATCGTTTTTGTATATTATATGTAACTATACAATTTATATTATTCTAGCGTTAATTACAATATATATAAATATATATCATTCGGATAAAGTTAATTATTATAAAACTAAAATTATTGATTATGTTAATAATATATTTACAGGATATCTCGGTAATTGCACATTTGACCCATTACCAAAAACTAAAACTTAATAAAATATTTAAAAAAACAAATATCAGCATATCTCAAACCGTGCGTGTAATAATAGTTAAATAGTTATTTTTATTTATTTTATAAAATACTATTATAATTATGTATATAAAAATGATAATTTGTTTGTATTTATTTAAATTTAATAATATAAAATATTGTTATAGTAATAATGATTACTAAGTTCACTTATGATTACATAGATATTATGGAATTTGGATTAAATAAATGTCCATTTACATTAAATGTTTTAATTACAAACTTTATAGATAATCGATTTTTACAATTTTGTTATAACGCAGAAAAAAACAGTGATCTCCCCAAAAATATGAATGAATTTTTATATACTAAACTTGGGAATACTGACTTTCGTGAATTTATTGAATATATCAATACACTCAATTCACATAGCTATTTACATTTTGAAGTAAATTTAAATAATTCTATTGAACTTATTCATAAACAATATATAACATGTAAAATATCAGAAATTACACCCATTTAAAAGATCATATTTTTTTACATTGTTTATGTAATATATATTATCCTTCACGCATAGTATGACCTATAAGAATTAAATTATCGGGTATATTATGTGATTTAAATGTTTCAGTTGCTTTTTGAATACTTTCTATAAAATCGGATATAGTAAACGTTTCTTCTACCGATTCAAATAATCTATTGATTTTTCTATAACAAAGATTGTTAGTATACATTCCTGTGATTACCTTTACAAAATGAAATGTAATATCTTCTGTTAGTTCCATTTCAATATATTTACTATTATATTCTTCTTCATCTTTACATTGACTAAGTTCGTCAAGTATATCATAATTAACATCAATACTATCCTCTTCATATAACACATCTAATACTTCATCTAGGTTATCACTATATCCTGAAACATAAACACGTAAATTTGGTATATCAAATAGGCCAATAATTTTACTCAAATTATCATATGTTAATTCTAAACTTACACTTACGCCCATTTCTGACTCTATTTGTTGACCCATTTTTAAAAATAAGAACTAATATATAATTCTATAGTTTTAATATAATTCAATTTTTTTTATTTAATAAAATGATTATTATTACAATTTAAAATGTAACTTAATTAACTAAATTGTAATAGTATTTGTTAATTGCGATTTGAACGCCGTGTTTTTAATCTCCGTTGTTTAGATTTGCGTTTTTTTCCACCTGTAGCACGATTTCTATGACCAGTTATTAAATTGTATGCTTCTAAACTATAACCATTCAAACGAAAGTTTTGAAGAAGTTGAATCAATATATTATGATTCAATTGAGATAATGTTACTACGTTTAATGGATAATTGCCAGAAAGTTCATAGATAATATCGTCTATATCCATATTAGCTACATCCTCAAATGGTTCAACATTAAGTGGCCACCGATTGGGATTGGCCCAGGCAGCAGGTAGGTCAGGGCCTTCACCTCTGCGTAAGCGTAATAAAATCTCTACTAATCGTCGACGGCTTAGTCCAGGAGTATATAACTCAACTTGTGGGTCTAAATCAGGATTAAAATGAAATCTATCTATTAATTCGGTGCGAAGCTCTTCTGTAGTCATAGCAGCAGGATGTATACCCGCAGTTCTATGCCAAGCTGGAGGTTGTTGCTGATTAGTATTCATTATACTATTTATAAATATATTATTTTATTTTATAAAATATATTTATAAATAATAATAAAATA